TAAATAGCTGCTTATCGTTGTAGAGACTCCGCCGGCGTACGAACTTGAATTATCTCCGATCACAAGATTAGAGCTTCGAGGACTTGAAGAGTACATCAACCCAGCTACTAGATATCCACTTGCAGAAAACTCAACCCTAGTCTGTATCATAATATGATACTTCCCGGTCGGTAGACTTAAGCTATTATACCAGTCTCCCGTAGAATTCAATGTTGAACCTGTAATCGTGTTGATGGGAGCTGTATCGTATATGTGTATTGTCTGACCATTGCTCATCGATGTCGCAGGACTATTGCTATAAGCATCGCCTTCACCCTGACCAAGTAAAATATATTCCATTGCTCCGGCCGGCGCAGTTGCATTTACATATCCAGAGCCATCATATTTTATAACTTGATCAGTTGAGGGCGTTGTAATAGTAACATTACTTAAGTCTCCAATTGTCAAAGATGTTAATGAAATATTGCCGCTGGCATCCGGCGCTTGACCTGCAACTTTAATCTTATTATGACTCATACGATCTCCCATTCTGTCGAACCGACGACAAGAGTAATTGAGGAATATGTCACGCTTAAAGTCTGTGATGTTGCTCCATCAATTGTGTCGCTCCCTGCTCGATTAATAGTCACATCATAAGCCGCATTTCCTCGTGCTTGTAATTTGAATCTGATTTGCTGACCATCAGTTAAAGAACTGAGAGCAGGAAGATTGACAACGAATGTCGCACTGTCTGCATTGATTGAATAATGATAATCAGCCGCAGGAGTCAAAGGACTATGTGATGCCGTTGTTCTCGCTTGATATGTAAGACCACCACCGCCACTCGCTTGGTCGACCCAATCAAGATTCCCACTTCCATCACTCTTCAATACTTGATCAGCATTCCCATCAGTATTGGGAAAAGTCAAAGTATAAGAAGCAGCAGCTGAATGAGGAGGGCCTTTGAGTGATATTCCATGAGTGTTTTGTTCACAGTTTAAAACGATTTGACCTGAGCCACTTGTCGCATTTCCTTTAATCGTGACTTTGCCAGTGCCATCAGGAGCGAGTTCAATCGCACCATTTGAAACGCTGACAATGTCCTGACCATTGACATCGAGTGAACCGCCTAATTGTGGAGATGAATCTTCAACGATATTTGTTGTAAGCCCTGTAAGTTGGGAACCGTTGACAGCAGGAAGACCAACCGCATCAAGTAATAAAATGTCTCCGTTCGACGTTCCGGTTTTAGTAGCTAGCTGAGTATCGAATCTAGCATTCGTATAGTAGAGATTAGTACCCTCTGCTACATTAGTAGTACTCTTAGTCGCTAGCTGAGTATCAAATCTAGCGTTCGTATAATAGAGATTACTAGATCCTTCTGCTACGTCATCACTATCTAGTACTACCGTTGGCCCTGTGTCGCCATTAACTGATGAGATACCACCACTAGCCGCCGCCGCTTCCCATTGATTATTGGCATGTACGTAAGTAAGCACTTGTCCATCAATCGGCGCACCTGCTGTATAGCTTACATCATTTAAATCATTAGCATTAGCTAATGCTATACGTGCATCTACTCTAGCATTGGTATGATATAAGTTAGTACCCTCTGCTACATTAGTAGTACTCTTAGTCGCTAGCTGAGTATCAAATCTAGCGTTCGTATAATATAGATTAGTACCTTCTGTTAGATTGCTAGTATCTTTAGTAGCTAGCTGAGTATCGAATCTAGCGTTCGTATAGTAGAGATTACTAGATCCTTCTGCCACGTCATCACTATCTTTAGTCGCTAGCTGAGTATCAAATCTAGCGTTCGTATAGTAAAGATTAGCACCTTCAGCTACATTAGTAGTACTTTTAGTAGCTAGCTGAGTATCAAATCTAGCGTTCGTATAATAAAGATTACTAGATCCTTCTGCCACGTCATCACTATCTAATACTACCGTTGGCCCTGTATCGCCATTAACTGATGAGATACCACCACTAGCCGCCGCCGCTTCCCATCTATTATTAGCATGTACATAAGTCAGTACTTGTCCATCAATCGGCGCACCTGCTGTATAGCTTACATCATTTAAATCATTAGCATTAGCTAATGCTATACGTGCATCTACTCTAGCATTGGTATGATATAAGTTAGTACCCTCTGTTAGATTGCTAGTGTCTTTAGTTGCTAGCTCAGAAGTAAAGCGCGGGCTTGTAAAATACAGATTACTAGATCCCTCTGTTAGATTGTCAGTATCTTTAGTCGCTAGCTGAGTATCAAACCTAGCATTCGTATAGTAAAGATTAGCACCTTCAGCTACATTAGTAGTACTCTTAGTAGCTAACTGAGTATCAAATCTAGCGTTCGTATAATAGAGATTACTAGATCCTTCTGCCACGTCATCAGTATCTTTAGTCGCTAGCTGTGTATCAAATCTAGCGTTCGTAAAGTACTGATTCGTTGCTGTCTCTGCTATATCATCAGTATCTAAAACGACTGGACCCGTTTGACCATTGACCGAAGCCACAGCATCAGTATTGTCAATCACATCAAACATTGCTGATGTGACAGGGTTTGCAGCATCTTGATTGAATACAATGTGATCACCAACATTTAATGTAATACCTGCCAATGTGCCGGCGACTGATACAATATAGAAGTCACCTTTTTTGGCTGTGACTAATGAAGGACTTGATGTGGTTGCATTGTATGAACCTTTATAAACAAGTCCACCAGTGACAGCACCGCCGCCGGTTCCACGGAATGATTCGAATTTAATACTCATGTTTAACCCCTATTAAATCCGCAATACACAATAAAAGAATCTGATGAATCAGCTTTCTTGTATGCAATGCTAGTGATGTTGGAAGATGCAAGGGCTTGACTATCAATCGAGTAAGATGAGAGCAAAGGTATTACTCCATCAGTATTAGTCACACCATCACCGGCACCGGCCGCCGCTCTTAATTTAACATAAGAGACAGTCGTTGTATTTGATGACACGGCTCCCAAATATGCAAACTTTAAAGATGCATCAAGCTGAGTTCCCAACGTTGGGTCATAGAAGTCAGCACTTGTCAAAGAGTGCCAGTCGGTATCGCTGACACCTGAAGCATTATAAGCTCCGATGATTTGACCTGCTGAGATTGGATTTTGTACTGATAATTTATTACTCATTCGTTTTCTCTTTCTTTTTTGCAACGACGTTTGATCCAGCATATACAAGATATAAAGTATCAATAAGCCCAAGGACTTCAGTTGATGCTTTGTTGAATGCCGACAACGTGCAGACTGTGATTAATGTTACAAGAAACATGAAGGACTTTCGACCCCCAAATGCTTTGATTAATTTACTCATCATAGTCTCCATCGTTTAATCTGTAAATATGAGCAACATCAAAGATACTTCTTTGACGCTTGATGACTCCTTCTCTCCACTCTCCAGTTGGCCCCTCACCTTTTGCATTACCCTCAATTGTTTCAAAGTTCCCTTCATCATCAGGAGAACTTAAAGCAATAGTAATATGATTTCCATAGTCGGGAGTCTTTGCACTCGATGTATAAACAACAACGATATCTCCCTTCATTACTTCAGCGACTTTACGAGAAGTACCTCCCCAATTTGAATACATTCGATAGCATGAAGGAAATATCTTTTGCTTAATATTGAACTGAACTTTTGTATAGCAAAAAGCAGCGAAAGCTCCACACCAAGCGAATTGTCCATTCTTTGTATAGTCAGCTTCCCAAGTCCAACCGATACCCTCTCTCGATTTAATATAAAGATTAATTCGTGATGAGTCACCTCCGAGTCCAGGTTCCGTGATATTCAACTCCCATTCATCATGAGCTCTTTGAACAACCTCTCTCACATGATGAGTCGGTTTTGAAGTATGATCAAAAGACTTGTCAACATACTTCAAAGGAGTGAGATCAAGTTGAAGATGACTGACATCTCGTTTCAATCTTCGAACTTCTTCTTCAAGACTATCGATCTGTTTACTCAATTCTGCTTTCGTCGTTTTCATGCATACTCCTGTGCTTGATCTGATGATCCAAGAACACCGGCAGCACTTGCAAGATAAGCGTCTTGTTTATGATCAGCCGATGCACTCGTATATATTGTTGGTTCAAGTGTTCCCAATGTTGATACTCCATGAGCTCCAGTGAATGTCACGACGGCCCCAACGATTGATTGAATTGTCAATCCTGTAATTGATGCATCTTCATTTCCAAAAGGAAGGAAGTCGACCACATCATTAACGGCAAAGAATGAAGTGTCATCACTGCTGAAAGTATTCGTTGATACTGTGAGAGATGTTGTTGATGTAACAAAAGTCACTTTCATTGTTGAGTTCCAATTGACAACACCGATTCCAGTTCTGACAATCTCGAGTTCACAACCCTCACTCATGAGTTCTTGATTGATGGATTTTATCATTCCAATCTTGTTGGTGACTCCATATGAATCACCAAGATCTTTGAGGTGAGGTGAGGAGCATTTCACATATGATCCAACTTCCAGAAAGATTGATTTACCTGTGCCGATTGATCCGTTCCACAATCTCATTGGATCAGATAAAACATTGAATACTCTTGAAGCTATGGGAAGGAAATAATTGAATGCATCACCTGCACCCGATCCGACATCAATTGAATTAAGTCCATACAATTCAATTGATATCTTGCTTTTCTCTCCACCGTACCGATTGATTGATTCCTGATTATTAAAGATCACATGTTCCAAGAACTTGTTCTGGTCATTATCCCAATCGAATTTGATCTCACATTGTGTCACGATGTCTTCATAGATCGACCAAGTAGGAGATGGATCAGTAAGCCAGTCACCTTCATTTATAATTGCTGAAACAAATTGCTCTGCTTCAGTTCCGATTGATTCAAGTGTAATCTTTGGAACACTTGAAGAACTTCGCTTCATGATAAGAATGCAACCAATGGATTTTAACAATGAATCAAAGAAGTCACGAGGATTAAAGTCATCAACTGAGAATCCACGACTCAACCATTCTATTTGTCTACTGCCATTATTCAAGAATGAATCAACATCGATATCATCTTCATGAATTGAAAGACCGAATCCAAGTGTGTCATAAGTTCCGTTGTTACCACCTCCACCGCTTTGAAGGATCTTCAACATCATCTCACCTGGTGACACAAAGTATTCAGTCACTCCACGTTTGACAATCGTTCTCTCTTGTCCGTTCCAATCACCGAAATGACCTTGGCTCTCATTCTCTCTGAATCGTCTTAAGTGAATTAAGAAGCCGGTTGATAATGCTTCTTCATGTGTCGCTTGGAAGTATAAAGTCTTTGACCTACCTTCAGCATAATCGAATGTTTCAACTTGGATTCCATAATAGACATTGGCAGTCAATGAAGTTGGAAGATTCAACGAACTCTCGCAAAGGATACCAGGTTCATTCGCTTGTTTATAAGCCGGTGATATATTCACGTCGATGAATGATGAAGTCGATCTTTGATTTGGGAATTCAATAGTTTTTAATAGAGTGCTATTCCCTGCATAGTTTGGTTTTGTTCCATCGTTCCAAAAGTCTAAAGGATAAAATACCCTTCGACCGTTCGACAATCTTGATCTCATTTCAAGATTCGAAGTTCTCCAATATGCATACCTATAATTTGGAGAACTTCGATACCATGCTGATGAATACCAGAAATGGAGTCTTCCTTCATGTGGTGTCCATGCTCGATGATCTGCAAGAGTCACAGCACGAACTTGATCACCTCTAATCTTGAAGTTGCTGAATGCACCATCTACAGTAGTATGAGTTGTAATATTATTGAGAGCTGTGTTGATGACATCCGGCCAACTTTGAAGTGAATCACTTGCAAGTTGAAAGCGTTTTATCTCTCCCCTGTTTTCAATCTTAGCCACAGGAGTCCCAATGACATTGACAGCATTAATAAGATCCGCTTGAGATGTTGATCCGGTGACTGCATGAGTAACAGTAATCCTTTGAACGGCAGGAGTCCCAACCGATGCTAAGGAGACAGGATAAATCTTCAAACCCGTGGTCGTGATTATCATTGGATAACGTGGATGACATAAAGTAGCTTGAGCATCTTGTCCATTCGACAAGCTAGCATCATAAATTTCTTGTAAAGGAATACCTGGATACAAGATGTCAACATTCGTCTTTGTGTTATCAACTGGATTCTGAACTGCATTTGTTAATTGAAGGATATAATCATTCTTGAATGCTGATCCAAACTCGAATACATCAGACTTATTCTTAAAGAAGTAATGATGATCATGAAGGAGAAACGATGAAGCTCCTTTCTGATCACTTAATTCAGTATCAAGTAAAGCAGTCAAAGGAATGATTGAAAGACTTATCGTTGAACCTTCTTCGACGTATGGAGAAGACTCAATGAATCCATTGATTACACAAGTATAATCACCAACGGTGCCGATCGAGTCTTGACTTGCAACATATAACTTGCAACGTCTTCCACGAAAGATCGTGATCTTATCTTCAACAAAAGGAATCGATGAGGTTTGAGCATCAATCCTATGTGATTGAAATTGACTGTCACCAACACCACGATTTGAGATTGTCATATTGGCTGCTGTAAAAGCTGTCACTTTGAAAGTCTCAGCTCCTATGTGCATAAGTCGAGGAACTGACAAAGCAGAAAGATCAGAATCAAGATTAATTGTTTGAGGTAGTGAATCAAATGTGATGTCGGTTTCAAGATTAGCTCTTGTGACATTATCAGATCTCTTTCCAATTCTACCGAAGACAACACCGGGATCACTTTCAAGATTGTTTTTCAATATCGATAAATCAATTGATACTGATCCATAATCAGCAACGCCCCCATTCGGATCAATAGAACTATTGAATGCACCAAGACCGACGATCGCTTGACTGTCATTGTAGGCAATGCCTGCAACAATGTTTGAGTTGAGATTGCTACTTGAAGGAGGACTGATTGAATGATATCGATATTTCAATCCTGCGATCTCAAGTGCGAAGACTCGACGACCTTCATCTTTTGTTATGCTCATGATAAATCCGCTCGATAAAGATCAAATGTTGTAAATGATTTCAACTTGCAATCAGAGCATGAAATATTAAAAACCATCCTCTCCCCTCTGGCTTGATATGATCCAACTGTATTGGGAATATATAAAGGACGAGGAGCTTCAGGACTGACATTTGTTGGAACGGCTGAAGGTATGATATAACCCGAATCAATCATGAAGTTTTGAGAGTATTGAGTTGATGTTTCTGAAGTAAGCATCATGCTATCTGCTGAGTTAAATCGAATACCATAATCGACAACGGCGACTTGTGAATATCCTGAACCCGAGTCAATGAGCAGCCCTATTTCAACATCGATTACAGGAGAGAATTCTGAACTACCTGCATCTTGTCCAGTCGTGCCGCTTTCATATTGTGCAATGATCCCGATCCAATCGGAAACGAGTCGAGTCGCTGAGATCAACTTGTGACTTTCAGTGTGTCCTTTATTGATTCGCCCATCAGATTCAGCGATCCTTGTATTCATATAATTTCGACCGTTGACGATATGAGCGTATGAATAAGCAGATCTCATAATTGGATAGTTAGTTCGATTCAAGAACTTGACATAATTCAATTGATTCAATGCATTTGACATTGATGATACTGCTGAACCAAACAGTACTTGACCATTATTACATGATGACTTTTGAGGAAGTAAACTGAGAGCCGTTGAGATTAACATATCACACTCCGATCAGCGTCAATGCAATGATTGTGTTTGCTGTACCTGTTCCACTCGAAGCAGGTGGATATCTTTGAGAACGAGCGTTTGAAAGTGATACAAGATTATCTTGATTCTCATTCGTTGCGTCGAAGGTTGCTTTATAATATGGAAGTCTTGTATCTCCAACGGTTGAAAGCTCTCCATTGTCAATCTCTAAGTCGAATACATGCCATCCAACGGTTGTATCACTCGCTTGATTGATGCTGAGTGATTGACCAAAGAATGTAAAGTCAACATCTCCAATTGCTTTGACATGAAGCTCTAATTTATCAAAGCTCAAGTTTTCGAATCCACTTGGTAATAGTGGATAAGCAAAAAGAGAATTGATGTCACCGACTCCGATATATATCTGACTTGTGGCAGCGTCTTCAGCGTTTGGATAAAGCGATGAACTTGTATTATATACTCCCGACCAACTCAATAACGATCTAAAACGTTTTCTTAACTCACCAATATCATCAATCATGTTGTGAGCAAAGCGAGATGTAAATGCATTATTGACAGTCGTTCGAGTTGTTCCGAATGGAGTCACGAAAGTTGATGCATCATATTGATTCTTTTGTCCAACTGGAATCGGTGAAATGATTCTTTTGAAATATCCCATCACTGAGAAGATCTCGACTTCTGCACCTGATCCAGTTTCAATCTCCATGGTGACAGTTGCATAGTAATGATTGCCAACTGGAAAAGTAATGACAGCATTATTATTTGCAAATGCATTTGTTGTCGAACTCAGACTCAAGATTGACGTGACAGTTGTTCCATTGACATCAATTGTAAATCGAATATTACAACCCGACCCCGATCCATGAGTTCGATAATTGACAATGTATTCAATCTCATCATGATCCAATGAAACAAGAGGAACTCTCCATTCTGCCATTTCAGTATATGAAGAAGCACTTGTAATAAAACAACGATCAGCAAAAGCTTGAGAGATTACATTCTCACAATTGCCAGTGGCAAAAGCAAAGTTGATCCCGTTCGCCATCCTTTCAGGAGTCGACAATGTGACTTGTCTTCCTGCCACAGTTGAAGCAGGATCAGAAAGGATTGTTGTTGCATTATACGAGTTACTCATTTAAATGCTCGATTCTCATGTTCACTGGTACACGTCTTCTCATGTTATTTGGGAACATCAAATTGAATTCCGTTGTGATCATGCAACCTCGAATCCTTCCCTCAAATCCATTCCTCGAACTTGTATAAATCAAATCATGTGCCGGCTGATCAGCATTAACATCAGATGATATCAAAGAGCGTCTCGAGTCTCCCCATACTTGATAGAAGTTTACTCGTTCGCCTTTGGAAGCATGATTGATAAACTTGTGAATGAAGTGTTGATAAAGGTTTATCAGATCAAGATTAGCGTCAAGATCAAAACCAAGAACAGTCGTGTTATATGTTCCAACATAATTACTTGTATACCCTCCTCCAATCTTACGACGAGATTGAGATGCATTCTCTGTGCTAATGTGGTTTTGTTGATATGGTCGAGATGGTACAAGGACCGCTTCACATGGATAAGTTGCTGTTAATACTGTATACCCATTCACCGATGTTGATGACTCGTCACCAGTGAACCCAAGGAAGTTTCTGAATGATGTATCACTCCAAGTCAACGCTGTGATCCCAATACTTGAGTTCACAACATGACCATCATTATTAATATACCATCGCGTATCTCCACTCGTTGCAGTTACATCAGCCCCCTCAAGTGTTCCACTGTTAAGATCATCAATGTCACCATTCCCACGTTCACGACATGCAACAATGAGATCTTGTGATCCTCCTGAGAAGTTAAAAAGGAAAGCTCCACCACCTCCAACTTGTTCAATATTATATGAGAATGATATAATTTCACCTCTTAACCATTCGGAGGGAGCTGTCACTTTATATGCTAATAAAGGAGATCCGATTGTCGCTGATCCACTGTATTGAATATAACTTGTTCCGATTCCAAGAACGTCGGTTGCATTAATAAGTCCAGAAGAAGCATTGTATTTTATTTTAAATGTATGAGTTGAGCTGATCTCAACCTTGTCATTTGAGTCAATTCCAATATGCCAGTCAGTACCAAAGTCAGAAGAAGCCAAAAGGAGATCAGGTAGATTCTTACCATTCGCCATACCTCGACCATTCAAAAAGCTGATCATGTCTTCATAGTCTGACAGCCATGATCCATCAATGGCAGTTGCTCCACGAACAAGGGGCTTGCTATTGATTTGAGAAAAGTCAGTGCTTGCCAATAAAGCAAAATTAGGAGATGGAGATGGATTCATATTTTTGGTGCTCCTCTTCGTTTCGATCTCATAGTCTTGACAACACGATCAGTCAACGCTTGTTCAGCTGCTCTTTTTGTATCATACACAACGGCACCGGAAAAGTTCACATTAAAAACCATGCTCGAACTTGTCGCTTCTTCTCGTTGCATCATTGATGATGTTTGAGGTGATCCACTTGGTGACATTCCACCACCACCACCTCCACCAACACCACCACCACCTCCACCACCGAGAGCACTTGAAGCAGCACCGGCAGCAAGTGCCGCAGTACCAAAAGCACCGGCGGCGGCAAAGTGACTTGCTGATTCTCCTGTGGGGAGGAACAAGGCCGCAATTCCTTTTGCTGTCTCCATGAGTGCCTGGACGCCGGCTTGTTTTGCTAGACCTTGCAAAACTAAAGCAATTCCATTCTTGAAGGATTCTCCCATGAGCATTGAAGCGACAGCGGCTTCAGCAAATCCTTTACCCATATTTGCAAACATATCTTTAAACTTTTGTTCCATCTCATCAGTCTCACGATTTAAAGTCTTTAAGAAGTCAATCGAGAATCGTCTTTGTAATTCTTGTTTTTGTTCTTCATTATCTTTTGCTAGCTTCAGTCTTTCATCATACTGAACTTGCAACATTAACAATTCTCTTTGCGTCTGGTCTTCGATTTGCTGAATATTAAAGTTTAATGTTTCAAGTGCAAACGACTTTCTTTGTTCTTCGATCTGTCTTTCTTCTTGAAGTCGTTGTTGTTCAGCTTGTCGATTTATTGCTGTGACTTCATTCTGAAATGAAAGCCTTGCGATAAGTTGTTGGTTTAGGTTGTTCTTAGCAAGTTTTTTTGTTGTGTCATATCTGTGTCTTGCTAACTTGATTTGTTTTAATGTTGAGTCTTCTTCAGATTCTATTCTAAGTTGAGAGATTCTCGCACTTTCTGCAAATCGTTGAAGCTCTAAACGCTTCATTCTTTGGGATGCTGCTTCAGCTTCTCGCCTTGCTTTTTCTGCATTCTGTCTTCTATCTGCAATTCTTGATCTTCGCTTCTTTTCAATCTCAGCATGTACTTTGTCAGTCTCGATTATTGCTTTTTGTTCAGCGAGTTCAACTTCATTGAATGTTGCAATCCTTTTCTCAATCTCAGCATTTTGTTTTGCAAGTGCTTTCTTATCTTCTTCATTATTTTTTGCTTTAATTAATTGTAGTTCTATAGCCTTCTCAATTTCAATTGTTACTAGCTTTAAACTTTCTTCGGACTGAACGATTTCTTGATCTCTTATAGTAAGAGTTTTCAGTCTTTGAAGGTTTTCTTTTACTTTAGTACTTAAGAATTCAGCTGAACTTTCTTCAAGTGTCTTATAGTGCTTTGCATCTCTTTCAAGACCTTCTTCAACAATCTTTTGTTGATCTGCAAACTGTTCATAAGATTCATTGACTGCTTTATTAGCCTTTGCAAGTCTTTCTTGTGCTTCTCTTGAAGCGTTTGCACTATCAATAATCTGTCTTGCATTCTCTTGAGTGATCTTAATTCCTTTACCTTGTGATCGGTTTACTTCCTCTTGTGCATCCCTTAATTCAGCAAATTTCTTATTAAGTTTTTCGGTTGCAAATTGTAACTTTTCTTTTGCAAATTGCGATTGAAGCGTATTAAGAGCAAAGGTTTTCATTTCCTTTGAAGCAGGAATCACACCCTTTTCAGCGAGTGCTTCAAGCTTACTTTGCAGATCACCTGCGGCCGCCGCCATTGCACTTTGATTCTCTTCGGCTTCTTGAGCTGCTCCCGAGATCATTTTAAATGTTTCAAATAATGCAAATCCTGCCGTGACAAGCATTCCAATTGGGCCCAATAGAGACATGAATCCTTTGACTCCTGTTTGACCAACATTGGAGATTCCTGTTTTTAACTCTCCAAACGAATCAACAAGTCCAAAGACTGACTCTCCTACACCGGCTAAACCTTCACCGAGTTTCTCATTTGTCGCTCCCATGGTTTCAGTAAGTGCTTTACCTGCATTACCGATTTCACTGAATCCCTCTCTGATGTCTTTCGTCCCTGTTAGCTCAACATCAATCTCTATTGTTCCACCATTAGCCATGGGATTTACTCCTTCATGTGTTGCTCGTGTTGACGTGCAATCATTTGATTTTGATTATATTCTATTATCTCAAGACTTTCAATGATTGCACATGTGGGACGAGGATAGATGTCTTTCATTTCAATCAATCCTGTTTTGATTCGATTATAATTCGTGATGATTGAAGCCACTCGATTCATGTCTGCGATAGGGCAAGATCTGATTTTAAGATCAGAGTACGCTTCACCTGAATTGGGTGCAATCCTGTATCCTGGCATATACAATCCATGCTCATCTTTTTGGGCCTGCCTTAATCCTGCTTTGAAAGGCCCACCACAATTTCCTCGTCGTCGTCTCAAGTCTTTGTTCGATTGACATTGTGAGCAATCCCACCCCCTCCCCTTGCTGAAAGGGATCCATATGGAGGAAGCGAGAGCTATTTTCCCGAGTCACCAACTAACGATGATCTTTGAATATGCAATACTAATTCTGTGATTGTTGCAATCCTCATCGAGTCAGGTCTGATTCTTTGAATCATATCGACATTACTTGGCTCTCCATTGATTGACACAAGAGACTCTCGAATCATCTCAATATAAACTCGACTGATGTATGATTCATAGTCTGCATATGCTTCACGTTCATCGATTGGAAGTGCATGATGCCAACGAGCTTTTTCATTCTTTTCAGTTGGTGCTTCAATCCAAAGTAGTCTGCCTAGTTCAGATCTTGAATAAGCACCTGCTCGAATCTCTGCTTGCTCTCGTTCACTTGGGCCAAGTGGTTTGATTGTGAATATCGTGGCATCCTCTTTGACTTCTTCAAGAACACTCATGTCGCCAGTGTTCATATATTTATTATATTGCTCACTGTCACAAGTCACGGAGTTATCAGCACTGATCACAATGTCAAATGTTGATTCGGTTGAAGTCAAAAAGTTGATAGCCATATTACAATCCTAAAGCAATTTTGAACGGTGAGCATCCTGCATTTGATTCATAAGCCGCTCCACCATTAACATCACCTGCATAGCGAGATTGATTATAAGTCAGAGTCTGACGAACAATATCATTTCCACTGACATCATATTTTGATGGATCGTTTGCAAGTTGAGCAGCAGGAATCATGATTGCACAACCTTCTCCATCAGCTGAAGGGCCTGTACCCACTAACACTTGACGAACCGTTCTGTTGAAATAATCGTTTGCAATTGTTGTATTGACAGTCGACAAAGTCAAAGTCAACTCAACATTTAAATCAGTGATCTCCATGTCAGACATTGCGAGGATTGATTCTGAATGACCAAGAGGGGTCAATGTATTTGTGACAGTCAATGAGAAGTCTTCACAGTCGACAGCGATTCTTGAAAGCTCATCTGCTGACGTTGCATTTGTTAATGATGATGGAGATCCACCACTAATGACAACATATGAGTTTCTGAAGAAAGGAGGAGCTCCGGCGTTGTACGTTGGCTCAATTGGGCCTGAAGCTGTTCCATGATCATCTTGAATCAATGCTGATTGATATGTGAAGTCAGCCATTAAGCGACCGTTGTCAAGACTGATTGCAAGACTTTCAAGAACACATCCATAAGCATATGACTTGAAATTCACGCCATCAACTCGAAAAGTTAAAGAGTGAGTTCTTGTTCCTGTAACATCTCTTGATCCAGGATACCAAGTCTGAGTTCCTCGAATGTCCGGTGTCCCTGTGAATTGTGCAGAGAAGGCAGGAGATACACTAACATCAGTCCCACTCACTTCAGTGATTGCACTATATTCAACTGCACCTTTTATAATCGCTGAGATCAAAGTGCCTGTATCAGTCGCCGCATATCCTGCTCCTGCAAAATTATTGACGTTTGTTACACTTGAAGCAGTAACATTTGCAACGCCATTGACTTGAGTCAAGAAGCCTGCTCCTAAAAGCATGCCTAAATAATTGGCGTTGTAATTCGCTGCACTACTTCCGATAGTAGTCAAGTCAACTCGAAGATTCACTTGCCCAGTTCTTCGACGAACTCTATTGCCACCACTCCAAACCGTATCGGGTTCCGGTGGTACAAGATAAGATCCATCTCTTGCATCATTTCTCTCACTTGCTACGATATCACCATAAATCAAAATAGGATCACGTTCACAAGGAATTGATACATAAGTATATCCTGAGTTATCAGGCAAATTATTTACCGTGGACAATGAACCGAATCCAGTTTCAATTGCAACGCTTAAACTTCTATGTGTAACACTCATTTTTTATGCCTCCAAATAAAGCAAATCAAAAGGAACAACAAGGAGATGACCAAGCGTTTCACCTGTGTCATCAGTAATCAATTCAGCTCTTGCTTGTGATGGTATCACTGACACGATCCCTGTTGTATTAAAATCATATTGGGGGCCTTTGATTGTATCAATCAATTTCCCCGAGTCTTCTGTCATCATGCGAATCTTGAACCCTTCTTCTTTAGGAATTGCATATCTCACATGAATCTCAATTGTGACTCGTTTTCTTCCACTCAATCCGGCACTTCCGTCATCCATTGCAAGGCTGACAATTTCAAGATCGAATTGTCTTTGACTTTGAAATCTTGTATTCAATGGAGATACAAGACCAGTCCCATCATTGACACAAACAAATCCTTGGTGAATGTCTGTCTTCGGTTCAATAGCTTCGATCATGTCTTTGATCTTCATTAAACCCTTAAAGATTCCTCGACTCATACTTTCCTACCTAACTTTTTTGATATATCAAAAGCAACGGCATTGACAAGAATATTGATTTCATCATCAGTCAATCCGATGAATGGTCGAACCTTATGAACTTCATATCCATAATGTTGAACATGCTTTGTCAATCCGATTCTGAAACGAGTATCAGTTGCTTCAAGAACGACGAGGTTGTTCATCAATTGACCGCTGAGAACGAGATCAACTTCAGCTGTCTTCCCTCGTCCTCCTTGTCGCGTTCTTGAATCATGTTTATATTGTTGATAACCACCGGCGTAATAAATCGATGCACCTGTTCGAGATACTCTTGTTCCTCCCTTGGGCTTAAGTCGAGCACCTTTGAAAGATACATACATGGGTTTTGTTGAGTACTCCTTGAACTCCCCACCATTGGAGGACAAGCCTTTCATGGTGCGACGCTTGACAGTTGCAACGGTATTCAATGCAATGGTCTTTGTGTCTTTTGCAGACCAGACATTTTGAGGAAGTTTGAGTTTTAACTTAACAGACATTAATGTCTCATCGATCTCGATGGTGTGAAGTCTTTGTCATGTTGAGTCTTATTGTAAGAACTCCAACTTGCACGAAAGTCAGTTGACTTCCCTCCTTGTTTCTCAAGATCAATCTCACCACTATCAATCACTCCATCTCCATCAAGATCAAGATCAACTGATCGAAGTGCTAAATCCATTAACTCAAGACAACGAGCTCTCATTGCATCAGCAACATCAAGCTGAAGATTCATTTCATAGATTCGAGCTGCTGTACAATATGCATGACATAGTTCAAACGCTTCAGCATTGAAGATCTCATCTTCAGTCACATTCGAAGAAGACAATCGATCTCTCAGCATTAATGATAATTCGTCAAGTGATGCTCTGATTTGAGGAGCAAAGTCAGACTGTCTTCTTGGTATCATGTCAGCAAGTGGAGCAAAGCGATTCACAAAAGAATCATGATCAAGACTTGTATCAAAAGGTCGAGGAGTAACTTTGATCACTCCCTTGTCCAACTTGGATACATTGTTTTGTCCAAGGTCTGACGAGTATGAAACCAAGTATTGAAAAGTTCCACTCGTCGCCGTGACATTCGTTGAAGATGCTGTGACATACCACATTGCAAATTCGATTGTTGCACTCGTTGTCAAGTCAATCTCACGTGGTAAAGGTTCGGCAAGGATCGCAGTTGTTGCAACGATGCGAACAATTTTAATCGAATACCAAGTGTCACCATTTGTTTTGAGGAATGCAAAAACTTGATCTCTCTCAAGAGAATCAGAAGTTGCAATCGTCAAAGTCCTTCGATCATTAGCAATCGCAGTCACCGAGATGTCTGTTCTTGAATGCGTCAAGTTAGTTGTAATGTCACTTGATACTTTGAAGGTGATTGAAGGTGTTGCACTTAAAGGAGTTGGAGAATTCCATTCAAATGAATGGTCTTGACCCGTTGTAAGTTTTCTTATCATCTCTTTGCTCCTGAGTTTGCGTCAGATATATCGCTAGTTGTTGCACGATCAAGATCAGCCGCTTTGATGAATCCTTCACTAACAGGACTCCAAGAATGTCGACAATTATATCCACCACCTGCGGTCTTGACCGACAGGCCTTGTCTATTGTTGAGCTTTCTCATTTGTGACTCGCTCACTACTTTGTCAACAAGAGGAGAACAGAACTTTCTCGTTTCTCCATCTTGAGGGCCTGTATATAAATAAAAACTTAATCCTGCTTCTTCAGCCATTGCCGCCGTCACACCTCGTCCATACATTGACAGCTTTGTGTTGACTTCAGTTAATTGTCGACCAGTCGCAGATTGCATCTTCTGTGATAGCGAAGACATCGCTTGCTTGATTGGAACGTCGACAGTCATTGCAACGAGTGACTCTCGAACACCGCTTGTCACATTTGGAATTATGACATCATCAAATAAAGTCTCAACTGATGAAGCCTGCATGAGATCAAGTTGTTGTTGAATTGCACTCAATCCGAGATCGGGTTGAACAATCCTTGTTGTCTTCTCGACTGCTTGAGATATTAAATCAGCTTGTTCAATAAATTCATCAATTGATAAATCAAAACCTCCACGAATCACAAAGTCAACAAGCTGTTCTCTATCAAGAGAAAGTATCGTCAATGGATCACTGGCTCGAACTGCTGTCTCAAGTGTTTTTATAAATCTAGTCCTCGATTTATCAAGAACTGATTTCATTGATTTCTCTGCTTTGATCTGAGTCTTTAACTCGTTGATCTTTGCTTTCGTAATTCGTGCGACATCACCACTCTGATTCTTGAGTTGCTTCTCAAGATCTTGGACTGCTAATTTATCAGCGTCTTTTTCTGCGAGTAGTGTGATTTGAGTGTCGCACATATCAACCTTATACTAAGCAGTCAGTAAGGATATATCCAAGAGTAGAATCAATTGCTTTGAATTGTTGTACTTCTTCAGCATATACATAGCGACGAGTTGCATCAAGACTGTCATATTGGCCGGCTTGCATTCCACCAAAGTCAAAGTTCAAAGCGGCAACAGGCATTCCTTTTACATTACCACTCTTTTGAACGATTGCATCAGCACCTTTCATGATACCACAGAAGATAGTCTCAGTGTTCCATATTTGAGCTTCGCTTGAAGTCGCACCAGGTACAGCAGTCTCCCGACGAGCTTCACCAACATAAATGTTAGGAATGCCTAAGATGTTTCGAAGAACTTCTTTTGTTGCTTCTTCAGTCAAGATGCGATTACCACTTGCAACACCTGCACCGCTGAAGTCACCTGCATATCCACGAACTTCGGGATTGCGAGCTAATGAACGGAATACACCACG